GGGATCTGAATTGAATGAATACGGTCTCCAAGCCGCTTACTCCTTCTTGGGCATCGCAAACAGAGCCTTTGTGATCAGAGCCAATGTAGACACAGCAGAATTATCCGGATCAGCAGGCGCACCTGGTGGTAGACCTAATGACGGATTTTACTGGTGGGATCTTGCTTCATCATCTTTTGGAATTAAAGAGTGGAGTGAAGGCACACAATCATTCACAGTGAAAACACCAATCTTCATTACATCAACTGACGATGTGACAGGCAATGCACCAAAGACAACCAAAGGTTCAATTGGTGATTATGCTGTGGTGGCAACAAACCCTTTCAATAGATTATACTACAAAACACGTTCAAACACATGGGTGCAGGTTGGATCAGCTTCATCTGCAACAAAAGATGCTTCATGGTCATCATCACACCCAACAATCAAAGGCACAGCAACTAATCCAACTCTACAAGATGGATCCATTACAATCAATGGCAATGATGTTTCAGGCCTTGGCCAAACTGTGACAGAAGCGGCGGCAGCTATCAATGCAGCTGGCATCGCAGGCGTGGCAGCCGCGGCAGTGGACGGAAAACTTGAAATTTATGGTATAGCACAAGCATCAGGTGATGACTCATCCACATCTGCTGTTGTATCCTCAATCATTGTTGCTTCATTAGATGACTCAACAGTAAACGAACTTACTGCTTTAGGAATCACAGCAGGAAGATACAATGTGCCAAAACTATTCATTGGACAGCACACACAAGACCATGGTTTTAGAACAGCTGACACACTATCAAGACCATCAGGATCAGTGTTTATTCAAACAACATCACCAAACGGTGGTGCAGATATTTCATTAAAAAAATATTCTGAAACAGCAGGACAATTTGAAAGCGTTGATGCTCCAGTTTTTATCACACAAGAACAAGCATTACAACAACTTGACAAAGCCGGCGGTGGAAAAAACTTAACCACTAACGATGTGTTTGTCCAAGTAAACATTGGCGAATCAGAATGGGACGATTCAACACAAGATTCAGGCGAAATCGTAGACTATGTTGCATTCACAAGAGCAGTTGGTGTTGGTTCAACAACACAAATTGTTTCAAACAAAATTGCAACTAAGTCAGCTGCTGTAGACAACGGTGACACAATCAGAATGGCAGAAACCATTTTAGATCCAGATACAACAGCTAACACAGCTGCAAATAAGTTAAGCACCAAAACAGTAACAATTGGTGGCGACGATGCAGATGATTTTGTTTCAGCTATATCAGCTGCAGGCTTCCAACATATATCTGCAGAATATAATGCAACAACAAAAAGAATCACTGTATCACACGCACTTGGTGGCAACATCTACTTCACAGACACCAGCGGAACTGCGATGAGTGACTTAGGATTCAATGCAACATTTGCCAACGCATACGGTGGCAACTCTGATCTTACAGCAGAGAAAATTGCAAACCTATACGTTGCACCAGCAGGCGACAAAGATGACTTTTCAACATCCGATGATCAAACAGAAGCTAATAGAACTTTTGCTTTCTTGGCATCAAACTGGACACCAGTTGAGAACACTCCGGATTCAGGCACAACATACACAGCAATACAAAGTGTAAACGAGCCATCCAAAGATCCAGCAGACAACCAATTATGGTATCACACAACTGTTGACGAAGTTGATATATTAATACACAACGGAACAACATGGACTGGATATCAGAATGTTTCTTCAGACGCTAGAGGATTTAATTTATCATCAACAGATCCAAAAGGTCCTATCATTTCAGCAAGTGAGCCAACAACACAATCAGATGGCACAGCACTTGTTGATGGAGACATTTGGGTAAGCACAGCAGATCTTGAAGAGTATCCAAATTTATACAGATATGATTCATCACAACCAGATGGACAAAATTTTGTTCAAATTGACAACACTGACCAAACATCACAAGATGGTATATTGTTTGCAGATTTCCGTTTCCATTCAGATGGAACAAAAGATGTTATCAACGAGGAAACATTAATCACAGACTTGTTAACTTCAACATATCTTGACATAGACAAGCCAGATCCAGCACTGTATCCAAAAGGTATGCTTGGATTTAACTTAAGAAGATCAGGTTATGCTGTGAAGAAGTTTAGAAAAAATTACTTCACAAGAACAAACTTTGCATCAACAACTGTGTATGCAACACTACCAACTGAAAAGGATGCTTGGGTAAATGCATCTGGCTTAAAAACAGATGGTTCACCTTTCATGGGCAGAAAAGCACAGAGAAACGTTATTGTTGAAGCAATGAAATCAACTGTAGAATCAAGCACAGCACTAAGAGAAGAGCAGAGAGAGTTCAACTTACTTGCATGTCCTGGTTATCCAGAACTGATCACAAACTTAGAAACATTGAATGCAGACAGAAAAGAAACTGCATTTGTTATTGGTGATACTCCATTCAGATTAGAGCCAAACTCAACAGCAGTTACAAACTATGCTAACAACACAGCAGGGGCTGCCGACAATGGCGAAGATGGATTGCTTACAACCAACGGATTTACAGGTGTGTATTATCCATCAGGATTTACAACAGACCTAGCAGGCGAATCAGTTGTTGTTCCAGCATCACACATGATGTTAAGAACAATTGCATTTAATGACCAAGTGGCATTTCCATGGTTTGCACCAGCAGGTGTAAGACGTGGTGCTATAGACAATGCTTCATCAGTTGGTTTTATAAACTCAGAAGGCGAGTTTGAAACCACAGCAGTAGCAGAAGGCCTTAGAGATGCATTATACTCAGTAAACATCAACCCAATTTCATTTGTTACAGGTGCAGGACTAGTTGCATTTGGACAAAAGACAAGACAACTTACTGCTTCTGCACTAGACAGAATCAATGTTGCAAGACTTGTTGCGTTTACTAGATTACAATTAGATAAAATAGCAAGACCGTTTATCTTTGAGCCAAACGATGCACTTACAAGAAATGAAATAAGACAAGCAATTGAATCATTCTTGTTAGAACTTACAGCTCAAAGAGCACTGTTTGACTTTGCTGTTGTTTGTGATGAAACCAACAACACAGCGGCAAGAATAGACAGAAGCGAACTGTATGTTGATGTGGCAATTGAGCCAGTCAAAGCAGTTGAGTTTATCTTTATTCCAATCAGATTAAAGAACACCGGAGAAATAGCAGCTTCAGGCCTTTAAAGGTATAAGTTGAAAAAAGGAGAAACAAGTAGTAAATAACATTACTAGGAGAAAAATAAAATGGCAGTATCAACACTATCAAAATTTACAGTACCACTAGCAAGTGATCAATCATCAGCCTCACAAGGCTTATTGATGCCTAAATTACAGTATAGATTTAGAATCATACTTGAAAACTTTGGTATATCAACTCCTAGATCAGAACTCACCAAACAAGTTGTTGACGTGACTCGTCCAAACTTAACATTTGATCAAATCACATTAGATGCTTACAACTCAAGAGTGTATATGGCAGGAAAACACACATGGGATCCTATCACACTTAATGTAAGAGACGATGTTAACAACGAAGTTACAAAACTAACAGGTGAGCAACTACAAAAACAATTTGACTTTTTTGAACAATCATCTGCCGCATCAGGACAAGACTACAAATTTACAGGTAGAATTGAAATGCTTGATGGTGGTAATGGTGCTAACACTCCTACTGTGTTAGAAACCTATGAACTATATGGTTGTTATCTTGACAACGTGCAGTATGGCACACTTGCTTATGCAACATCAGAGCCTGTTCAGATTACAATGTCTATTAGATATGACAATGCAATCCAAACACCTAGAGGCACAGGCATAGGCACAGCAGTTGCAAGAACAATTTCAACAGCGGCTACTGGCGGCGGTATTTAATTTTTTTTCCAATTACTTAAAAAAGCGTCTGTTATAGGCGCTTTTTTTATGACTATAAATATTATAGATGGTCTAATGCTATGATATTTGAGACAATATTACTTTGTCAAATCACGATGTGCATGGTTATGGGCATTGATGATTGTCCTAATGCTAAAATTGTAAGCATGGAAGATGAATGGACACCAGCATACTATTACTATTCAGATGGTCAAGGCCATATTCATTATGATGACACACAAACCATACACATGGGCATCATTGTGCATGAACTTGCACATCATGTTGAAAAGACGCAGGACAAAGACTTCCACAAAGTGTGCAAACAGTTTGGTGGCACCAAATGCCACATACATGACTAACCCCCTCAATTTTATCACCATAAATATTACAAATGGTCTGGCGTAATAACTTTTTAAAACAATTGATTGGTGGAGACACTATGAAAGATTATCAGCATGCCGCCAGATTGTATACAGACCAAACATTCAGACTAGCACCAAAAAATAGGTTTTTATATCATGTGGTGTTTGATATCAATCCATTAGCAGTGGGCAAATCCATTAATCAAACAGAACAACTTGAACTTGGCATGATTGTAAAACGCTGTGACTTGCCTTCATACAATTTCAATGTTGAACAAAAAAACAAATACAACTTCAAAACTTATGTGCAAACAGGCATACAATATCAGCCAGTGTCTATTGTGTTGCATGATGACATGGGCGACGTTGCAACTGCATTTTGGAAGTCATATTATCAACATTATATTGTAGACACTAATCAATCTGAAAGAGCATACAAAGCCGGTTACAATGATATTGGCGGAATGAAAAGATTTGGTCTTGACACAGGCAACAAAGAAAAGTTTTTTACTTCTATTTCTATTTTCCAATTAAGCAGAGGACTGTTTACAGAATATAAAATGATGAATCCAATTGTTAACGATTGGGCAAATGGATCAATGGACCAGGGAGATGGTGCAGGAGTAAACGAACATGCATTTTCTATCTCCTATTCAGGCGTGTTGATGCGTAATGGTGAGATAGGTGTTGATCCGGCAGGTTTTGCACAGTTTCATTATGATAAAACTCCATCTCCAAATTCAACAGGAGGGGATAGTGTATTTGGTGTGCTTGGTGGTATAACAAAAACAGCAAGTCTGTTAGGATCAGGCAACATATTCGGAGCTGGCTTGTCAGCACTTAACACATATGAAAAAATAAAATCAGGTCGAGCAACAAGGGGACTTAACGAGGAAATCATAGGCATAGCCAAAGACGCCATAAAAGCAGGCACAAACAACATTGGCGCTACCTCTAAGCCTGGTGTATCTTTTCCAAAAAATTTAAAACAAAAAAGAGCAAACGACAAACAGACTGTCAAAGCAGTGGGCCAAACCATT